GCTACTGTTTCTCTTACATCTACATCTCGTCATAAAGTTCTCATTATTGATGAAGCAGACAATACGACGGCGGATGTACAATTACTCCTCAGGGCATCGATTGAAGAGTTTCAAAAGAACTGTAGGTTCATATTCACGTGTAACTTTAAAAATAAAATCATAGAACCGTTACATAGTAGAACAACGGTAATAGATTTTAATGTCCGTGGAAAAACTAAACAAGTTCTGGCGGCAGAGTTCTTTGAAAGATGCAGAGACATCTTGTCCAAAGAGAAAGTACGGTTCAATGACAAAGTGGTTGCCACAGTCATTCAAAAATACTTCCCAGACTTCAGAAGAGTCCTTAATGAACTCCAGAGATACAGCTCTACAGGTGATATCGACACTGGAATCCTTGCAACGTTAGGTGATGCCAAGATAGATACACTTGTAGATTCTCTTAAGAATAAAAGGTTTAATGACGTGAAGAAATGGGTCACGCAAAACCTTGATTCTGATCCTGTTTCTATCATGCGTAAACTCTATGACAATCTGTCTGTTGTGATGGATGGTCCTAGTGTTGCTGCTGCTGTACTCATTATTGCAGAGTATCAGTACAAATCTGCTTTTGTAGTAGATCAGGAAATTAATCTTCTTGCCTGTTTAACGCAATTAATGTTGGAGTGTAATTTTAAATGACCGATGCAAACAAACAAACACTGCTCAGACTCTTAAAAGAAAGAGCATATAAAAAAGGTAATTATGTATTGTCTTCTGGCAAAGAGTCGGAGCATTATATTAATTGTAAACCTGTAACTCTTTCATGTGAGGGTAACGCATTGTTATCATCACTAATGATTAAGGAGGTAGATCCTAAGTCAGTAGCAGTTGGTGGTCTTACTTTGGGTGGCGATCCATTAGTTTGTGGTGTTGCACAGAGAGCATATTATAAGGGTGGGCATATTGACGCTCTTATTGTTAGAAAGAATCCTAAAGGATATGGTACAAAAGAAGTTATTGAAGGTCACAAACCACCTAAAGGATCAGTTGTTACTGTGTTAGAAGATGTAACTACAACAGGCAGTAGTGCAATCAAGGCAGTTAACGTGCTACGTGATGCAGGATATATTGTCAATAGAGTGGTTGCAATTGTTGATAGGATGGAAAATCATAAAGTGTGGTATAATAATGAACTAGAGTTTGTTTCACTATTCAAATTGGAGGACATCACATCATGACAGAAAATGCTAACTGGAGAGAAGAATATAAAGCATACACAAGTGACAAAAAAGAACTTGAGTTGTTAGAGAACGGTCCTAGGAGTCTTGCTCAATCATGGCGGTTGCAAGCGATGTATGGTAAATGGAAAAAAATTAAAGGTATTGAAGATCCTGAACCACCCGATGTATCATCATCAATGAAAGAATTTTTTGAACATACTAAAGATCAGGGTATCTAATGACTGCTTATAATGAACTGAAGAATCTTGTACTAGGAGAAGAATTTCCTTGGTTCTTTGTAAAGGATGCTGTAAGAGGACAATACAGTAAGGGACAAACTGATGTAAATAACTTTCCATTTTTCTCACATGTATTTCTAGATAGACCAGGCGATAACAAAACATACGCAGTTCCAGTATCTAGTGCTATTGATTTGGTAGAAGAAGTATTTGTTGAGTTATGTCGGAAGAGTAATATTTCCCCTATGGTTTTGTATAGGGCAAATGCAAACATGACACTTCCTACTGTTTCTGGAAATCCTCAACCAAGTCCATTGCATAAAGATCATGATTTTCCTCATAGAAATATGTTGGTTTATCTTACTGATTGTAATGGAGGACCAACAATGGTTATTGGTCAAGATGATTTCTATGGAAAAGAAGATGATGTTTACTTCTTTGAAGGTCTCCATCAACATAAATTACCTACCTCAAATCGAAGGGTAGTCCTAGTATACACATTTCTTTAAACATGATTGACTTAAAACTAATCCGATTAATAACTGGCGAAGAAATAATCGCTGAAGTTTTAGATTGGAGTAATGGTCTTATGACTATTAAGAATGCTCTTGCTGTAATTCCTCATCAAGATCAAGTAGGATTTGCTCCATGGGCAACTGTCATTGATCCTGACTTTCCTGAGATCGGATTGGATATGAAGCATATCATTTATGCTGTTGCTGTTGCACCTGGTGTAATTGAACAGTATAATAAAATCTTTGGTAGTAATATTATTACTCCCGATAAACAATTAATTGTATGACTTCTTTAAAAACTCCTCTTCGTTATCCTGGTGGTAAGTCTCGTGCTGTTAAAAAGATGTCACAGTTCTTACCTGACATGAAAAGATATAAAGAGTATAGAGAACCTTTTCTTGGAGGTGGATCTGTTGCTCTCTATATGACACAGACATATCCTCACCTACAGATATGGGTGAATGACCTGTACGAACCTTTGTATAATTTTTGGACACAACTACAGGATGAAGCAAATGAAATTACGACCAAACTCAGAACTTTTAAAACAACACATCCAACACCAGAAAAGGCAAAAGAACTTTTTCTGGAAAGTAAAGAACTCGTTAACGATGAAAAACAATCCAACGTTGATCGTGCCTGTTATTTTTATGTTGTTAACAAGTGCTCTTTTTCTGGTCTCACTGAGTCCTCATCCTTTTCGTCCCAAGCCTCAGACTCAAACTTCAGTTTACGAGGTATAGAAAAATTACCAGAGTATTCTAAATTAATTGAGAACTGGATAATTACTAATCTAACATACGAAAGAATGTTAATTAATGATTGGGATAGGAAGGGGATCTTTACATACATGGATCCACCATATGAAATAAAGTCATCTCTATATGGAAAGAAAGGTTCTATGCATAAAGGATTCGATCATGATGACTTTGCTAAAAATTGTGATGATTACACTTCTCCATTGTTAATATCTTATAACTCTTCTCAATTAATTAAAGATAGATTTGCAGATTGGGATGCACAAGAGTATGATCACACATATACTATGAGATCTGTAGGAGAATATATGAAAGAACAACAATCTCGTAAAGAACTTTTACTTCTAAATTATGAATCAGGATCTGATAAAAAATAATTATCTTCTTTTAAAGAACTTTATATCTCCTGATCAAGCTAAAGAACTTGCTAGGAGATATAAAAATCTTCAAAGAAATATTGGATTTGGTGATGATGAACATGTTTCTAATGCACCTTCTTGGAGTAACTGTGAGGATCAATTAGCACTTCTATGCAATCTTTGTCCTAGAATATCGGAGATATGTGGTGAATCTGTATTACCAACTTATGCTTTTGGTAGGATTTATCAAAAAGGTTCTGAGTTAGAACGTCATTCAGATAGAGCAGCATGTGAAATATCTTTAACTCTTCACCTTGAAGGTGATAAGGAATGGGATTTTTGTATAGAAACTCCCTACTATGAACAACATTGTGTTAAACTAGAACCAGGTGATGCAATCATGTATCTTGGTGTTATTGCCGATCACTGGAGAGATGGAAAATATACAGGAGAATCATATACTCAATTCTTTTTACATTATGTAAGAGTTACTGGGTGGTGTAGAGATGCATATTTTGATAGAAATCCAGATTTATATAAAGATGTAGACTCCCTCACAAAATCAAACATTCTAAAGAAAGAGTATTATGAGTTACGATGAAAGGTATCCACTCAAGGATTATCTAAACACAATTAATTTGACAAAGAAAAATCTCATGGATGGTGAAGATCCTGATTGGGAAAAGAATTATCCTTGCTTCGTAATCAATAAATGTATGTCACATCACATTGATACTGTGATGTATGCAAATGAGATGAATCAATATCCTAACCTAGACAATAAACTTCAGTATGATTTCTTTATAAATACCGTCAGATCCCGAAAGAGATTTTCTCCTTGGGGTAAAAAAGAAAAGGTGAAGGATATTGAACTTGTTAAAGAGTTCTATGGTTATTCAACCGAGAAAGCTATGCAAGCACTCAGGATTCTTACCAACAACCAACTCGTAGTTATTAAAGAAAAACTGAATAAAGGGGGTAAGAAACGATGAGTGAACTTAAAGAAGTTCAGTGGACAAAGAATGATATGGTGGAGGTAAACTTAAAGGAACCTGATGACTTCCTTAAAGTTCGTGAAACTCTTACACGTATTGGAGTTGCTTCCAGAAAAGAAAAGAAATTATTTCAATCTTGCCATATCTTACATAAGAAAGGTCAGTATTATATCGTACATTTTAAAGAACTTTTTGCACTCGATGGTAAGAAAGCAAATCTTTCTGAAAATGATGTACAGAGACGTAATCGTATCATCAAACTTTTATCTGATTGGGGTCTAGTAGAGATTGTAAAAGCAGATGCTGTTTCACAATCTGCACCTCTAAGTCAAATTAAAGTTATTGCATATAAAGAGAAGGGTGAATGGACTCTTGAGTCCAAATATAACATCGGAAAAAAACGGCAAGTTTCAGAATCCTAAATAGAGCTGCCACGCCCTGATAATATATGACTGAAGATATAAAAGAAGAACTAACTGAAGAAGTTGATAAGAAAAAGAAAGGAGTATTTGGTAAAGTAAAGGATGCTATCCTTCCAGATCCCGAAGAACAAGCAGCAATCATTAGTACATTTGTTCGCATTACTGTTCTTGCCTGGTCGGGTGGGATCTTGACTTTGAACTACGTCGCCATACCAGGTGTACCACAGCAGAAAATCGATCCAACTTTTATAGCTTCGGTTTTTACTGGGGTTTTAGCTAGCTT